ACTTCTAGTAATCTTTTCTCAATTGTCATTCGTCTCTCCTAGAAAAAAGCGGCGATGCATCCCCCCGAGCATCGCCGCCGTGCCACTTAAAATGGGATGTCGTCCCCATCATCTGAAGAGCTAGGAGACTCCTCGGCGGCTTTCACTTCACCCTTCACAACTGAGGATCTGAAGGCTTCAGCTTCTTGAAACAAGGCTCTGTCGTCATTACCAAGTTGGCGTGACTTACTCACAGAAAAGTTACCATATGTTTCATTACGTTTGTTTGTTTCATCCACGACTTTTAGAGTCCAGATCGTTGCCGTAATTGGCGCAGGCTTTTTAACACCGTTATGCTCAATCCTTTGCAAAGAGATCATTGACTTCCATCGACGTGCAATCTTACGTTTAGTAGATGCCATTGGTATAACGACAGGTTCTGACCCACCATCTTCCAAAAGTATCAAACCATAGAAGTTGTCATTAACAACAAGTTCATTGCCGTTAGGTAAAACCTCAGTAGATCCGTCCCGAGTCGTTTGTGAAATACGAGGGTCACCTTTTTCTAAGATGCCAACGAATCCACCTCCGCCTTCTTTGGGACCGAACTCAACGTATGTAGTGTCGGTATGACACGCAATAAAGGATATACCTTTTTCTCCGTCATACTTTTCACTGGTTAAACTATTAAACATGTCACTCGCACTTAGCCCTGCGATAAACTTAGCGTCAGACTTTTTAAGTTCTGGTGACATTTGTTGTGCGATCTTAATGTTGGGTACTATTAGTTCATCAACATCAAACGCGGCTCCTTGTCCCGCAACGGCAAACATATCTGCCATTAGATCTGTAGACAGCTCGGTGCCTTTCTTTTTTGCTACTTCACTCATAGTTATTTCCTCCGTATTTCTGCTGCATTAGCAATGAAAGCCCCGAACATATCGAGGTCAATTGGTTTACCATCTGTTACACGCTCTTTCACAAAAGCTTTTAACGTGCTTGGATGAACACTTGTTTTCTGCTCGGGATCAAAACCTTGTTCCCGAAGCATACCGATAGCATTCCCAGCTAGGTTGTCTTGCCCCTTACCGAAAGAACAAGAGATAACATTCTTTATTATGTCATCGCACCCGTTTTCTCGTAACCAGGTGTACGCCTCTTCTCTTCGGGCAAGTGGTATAGATGCATGAACAATCATCTTTCTATTGACAGTAACACCGTCAACATCCAGTCGCTCCATGCCCATCTCATCCATCAATGCAGGGATTGTATCTATTGAGAGCTTGTGTTTCTCAGCTTTCAATGATTTCACATGATTCTCAGCGTCCTCAATCTCGTCTTCTACTTTACGCAGTTGGCGGACTAGGTTGCTGAGATTTTTGGAGGTTTCCGTGCTGACTTTCGTCAACGCATCGGCCTCATCAAAAAAGTCTTCAAATAGTTCCATTAGAGTTTTTCCTTCTCAGGTTAAAATGGGTTGACACACCATTGTGTCTTCCGTAAAATCAACTATAAATGGAGAAACGTATGACTGTCAACTATAACTTTAAAACTAAACCATATGATCATCAATATACAGCATTGGAGAGATGCGGCAACAAAAATAAGTTTGCCTTCTTTATGGAGATGGGAACCGGGAAGTCAAAAGTTCTTATCGACAACTTAGGTATGATGCATCTCCAGGGCCTCGTCAATTTTGCATTAATTATCGCTCCCAAGGGCGTGTATCGTAACTGGTGTGAGAAAGAAATACAAGAACATATGTCGGATGATGTGACATACAGAATAATTCGGTGGACATCGAGTCCAAATAAAAAACAACGTGCAGAACTCGCATCCGTCAAGGAAAAATACCCTGGTCTCACTCTTTTTGTTATGAATGTCGAGGCTTTTTCTACACTCAAAGGCCGACAAGCTGGGGACTGGTTAGGCAAAGCACTAGGATCTCATGGCATGATCGCTATTGATGAAAGCACAACGATTAAGAATCCGAAAGCCAAAAGAACCAAGGCTCTTCATAAGATTGCCCAACTCTTTGAGTATCGAAGATTACTTACAGGGTCACCTATTACTAAATCTCCGTTGGATATCTATGCTCAAGCCGAGTTCCTCGAACCAGGGATCTTGGGCTACGATAGCTATTATGCGTTCCAAAGACGCTATGCTATACTTAGAAAGTCCTACATGGGGGCACATTCTTTTGAACAGGTGATCGGATATCAAAACTTGGAAGAACTTACAGAGAAGATAGATAAGTTTTCGTATCGAGTGCTCAAGTCAGAGTGTTTAGATCTGCCAGACAAGACATACATGGCTCGATATGTAGCCATGAGTAAAGAACAATTAGAAATGTACGAAAGTATTAAACGTCACGCTATGATTTTACTTGACGGTGGTGAATTAGTCACGGCTCCCGCTGTGATCACTCAGCTTTTGCGTATGCAGCAAGTACTCTCAGGACATTTAAAGACAGATGATGGAGAAATCCTCACGTTTCCTTCTCCTCGAACCTCGGCTCTTCTTGACATTCTAGAAGAACACACTGGTAAAGCTTTGATCTGGTCACGATTCCGTCATGACATACAGAAGTTGGTTGTTGAACTAGACAATGTGTATGGAGAAGGATCCTCGGCAGCATTCTATGGAGATACAGGAGACGATGAACGACAAGAAATCATCCGTAACTTCCAAAATCCTAATCATAAGTTGCGTTTCTTTGTAGCAAACCCTGCAACAGGTGGATATGGAATTACGTTGAACGAAGCAAACCTAGTTGTATACTATGCAAATGACTTTAACTTAGAAACCAGGCTACAATCAGAAGATAGATGTCACCGCATTGGGCAAAAGAATCCAGTCACATACATCGATCTAATTTCTGATGGAACAATCGATGAGCGTATAGTACGATCATTACAAGATAAGATAGCAATAGGCGCAACAGTATTAGGAGAGGAAGTAAAGCAATGGCTACAGATAAAGAAAGCGTAAAGAGCATGATTGATATCATGGTTGATTACAGGAAGGGTTTGTTAAACCTAGACTCCGCATTAAAAGCATTGGAATATGCTACGGACCTGGGACCTGACATTTGTGAAAAGATGTTGAAGAACTCAAAGAGAGACAATGTCACGCAAATCAGGGGCTACAGCAAAGAGCCAGAACACCTCCTTAAAAGCAAAAAAGGTAAACCCAACGAAGCTAAAAAATAAACTTGCAGTATATGGGGTATTCATCTATAGAGTACACACATATAAGGAGTGTGTTATGGGAAAAAAAGAAGATAAATACCGCAACGTAGGGATCCTGATTGAGGATCATGAGTTGCTTCGAGAGTTAGCCGCTGACCAGGATAGATCGATGGTCAAACAATTATCGCATTTGATTAAACAAGGTCATGCAGCCAATCAGCCAGAAGATAATGTTTACGGGAGGGGTTGATATTTAGCCAGGGGCTACGGCCCCTGGTTTTTACTCCCTTATCTTTATATACGCATCAACCTTAATAACACTCGGATTGCGCTCTATTAATTGCTCAATATGTTTTTCTTCCTGCTTCAACTCATGAGCTAGTTCTTTAATCGTCCATAAATCTCCTTCCTCCATGCAATCAAGCGTGTTCTTATCTGACCATTGATTGGCCTCTTGTTTACCTTCATAGATCTTCTCTGCTCGTATGGCTCGATACTTACACACACTCTTCTTGTCGTCATAATTCTCAATCACCTGGGCAAGAACCTCGTCCCCCTGTTTGAGATCTAAATTCAACACTAACTTTTTATTAAAGAAAACGTGCTGACCTTCTTGAGTTACACCGAACCCACTCTTCGCATATGAAATATCTGCAATCACTACTTCCTGTCTTTTAGTTAACATATTTACAATCCTTTGTTATCTTTGCGGCTTCCCTTCTGCCGTTTTCTAATGCTTCGTTAATAAAATCTGGTATATCATCATCATGTAACGATAGTTCAGCAAAGCATGAGAACCTCGTCAACCCAATCCACACAGCCAAAGCCGTGTCATAATCGTTCATCTGCCATTCCATGAATAACTTCGCTAACTGAGAGTGCATCTTGAAATACTCCTCTGGATCAGAGCCTTTCTTCATCGTCTCTCCTTTCAAATTCCTTGAACCTCGGATCTTGATCCCAGTCTATCTCATCTTCATCATACACTTCTTTGAACCATTGTTTTAGTTTTTTTAACATTTAATCCTCTAACTCTTTCAACTGACGTTCAAGAACCGAAATCGCCGTCCTGATGTGCCCCGTACCTCGATCCTCGACTTGCGCCTTTAAAAGTTCAATCTCTTGCTTCAAAAACTTAGCTCTCATCGCTTCTACTAACTTATCCAACTCGCACCTCCTTTGGTAATTGATCGTCTGGACATAAACTAAAATCCCGGACATACCCTGTGCCCACGCATTCTTCACAACAATATTCTTGCGCCCCTTCATGTATTATACCTTGCGCCTTGCAAAAGTCACAGTCTTTAATAGGATACCAAATTTGACTCTCACCAAATTGTCCCAGGAGTTGGTCACCATCTCTGGCAACCACCATCTCAATCTTATATTTCATTTCCAGTTCTCCTTACCATTTTTTCGTAATCTTCTGGAGAAATATCCATCCAGTAGGGTTTAGTTATAAACTCTTTAGTAATTGTTTTAGGTATGATTGCGTCTTGAATAAATTTGTGGAACGCAATTCTTTCAGCTTGTTCAAATGTTTTAGCCTCAATCCCTTCGTAATATCGAGAATTAAGACACTCACAACAACGTAAATCCATCTCTACTTTAATGTTCCACTTTTTCATCACCAATTCTCCTCTCTATAAAGACCTTCTTCGGCAGCACACGACCAATCTGGGTGTGCCTCTCCTTGTTCATAATCATATACCCACACGTTACTCGCTCCGTGAACCTTGATCCATTGGGACCTGGTTAACTCCGATGCGTCTTCTTGCATCTGAATGAGCCATTCTTTCATCTTACCCATTACTCTTCCTCCACTTGTTTAATTTGTTGACCGATCCATCTCATTACAGGAACCGCCATTGAATTACCCATCGCCTTGTACCTCGGAGCATCTGGGCATAGTTCTGGCTTCTTTCCTCTCCACTCGATTTTAGTCCAATCGTCTGGAAAGCCTTGTAAACGCTCGCATTCTCTCGGAGTCAGTCGCCTGACCTTCATGTCATATGACACCGCGTGTCTATCTCCTCTGGTCAAGGTGTTCATAGGCGCACCATCTTTTCCAATCCCAAGGCCATTGCCTTTTCCATCTCGCTTCTCGCCCCTCTTTCCAGAGTACCTTGTCGCTTGATCATGAATTGGTATCGTCACCGCAGATTGCTTCTTTGTTTGTAATGTCGGAACTGTATGCTTTGAAACACTCAGTCCATTGCTTGCACTATTTTGAGGACTGAACGTAATTAAATCAGTCGCATCCTTATAGTCTCTCGCCTTGATGGTACTCGCATCTTGATCCTCGGTATAATCTCCGAAGCCTCGCATACGATATGTAACATACGCTTCAGATTCTGTATTACCTCCAAAACCTACGCGAGAAAAAGGTGTACCCGATGCTGTAATTGTAGGGGCAACCTCTCCAGAATATGTAACATACGCTTCTGTCTCTACTCTTTCGTTTCCTGTGCTACTGAAAGGAGCACCTCTCGTAACTGTGGGGGCAACTCTTTCCCCCTTTTCTCTGCTCGGAGGAGGATTCCCCGACAGGCTCTCGGACTCAAAGAGTACTTTTCCAGCACTTCTCCAGTCTCCAAGACATCCGACAACGAACACACGTCTGCGCCTTTGGGGAACTCCGAAGTATTGAGCGTCCAACACTCGGTAGGCGAACCCATACCCGATTTTCCCCAACGCCGTGAGGAAGGTTCCAAAATCTCGTCCTCCATTGGAAGACAAGACACCAACGACATTTTCCCAGACAATCCACTTGGGCTTAAATTCGTCAGCCATTCTGAGATACTCAAGCATGAGGTTTCCTCTCTCGTCACCAAGTCCTTTTCTGAGGCCTGAGATTGAGAATGATTGGCAAGGTGTTCCTCCGACCAAAAGGTCAATTGATTTTTCATTTAAATTCCACTCCTTATATTTTGTCATGTCTCCAAAGTTTGGAACATCTGGATAATGATGATTTAAAACGGCTGATGGGAACGCATCGAACTCCGAAAAGAATTGCGGTTCCCACCCTAAGTCATGCCATGCGACTGTAGCGGCTTCAACACCGCTACATACTGAGCCATACTTCATGTTACCTCCTTAAATATTCCAGTTTCTGCTAAAATATTCTCAATTTCATCCACCTCTTTATTGAACTCGTCTTGCGCCCAATCTGAGAAGTGAGTGCCACCACTATTGTCTGTGTGATAGACTACACCATCCACCGACACAGTATCTAAGGCTAACAGTTTTCGCTCTGCAAGTTCACCGACTAATCCAACATAGTCCTCGGAACTCAATACTAATTTAACTTTATTTGTCATCGTCATGTCTCTTTCTGAAGCGTTAGTGCTTCGCAAGAAGCGGACCTAGAAATCCGCCTCTGCCGAAATACTACCTTTCCATATCCGATATTAAACATTTCAAGTTCTCGTCCGACCAATCAAAACCTTCTGAGTTCCATGAGTTATAAACTTCCGCGCAATGTATGGGATCGCCATCGTCATCCAACGTGCAATAAGCTTCAACCTCCTCGCCATACCACTCTTTTACTTGAACGAAGAACCATCGCCCCATCGCCTTATGCTTTTTGATCGGAGTATCAATACCCCGATTACCGAGCCAATTTAGTATATTAATACTCATCCCCAATCCTTCCTATCTGTACAATTGTTATAACCTTGATAATATTCCAAATACTCCTGACAACTTAGGTCAGTGCGCTTTGGAGTATTTATCGTATCACCATCATGACAATGCGGATCAGGTTGCCGACCATAATAAGCGTCCATATGACCACGATCCTCGGGACTACCATGTCTAACAAGTTTAAGAACTCCCATTACGCCACCTCCTTTTCTAATCTAGCAAGTTCTTCTTCAATCTTACTTTGTTGACCTCTAAGAAAAGCTATCTCAAGCATAGCTAAATCAACGGCTGACAATACAGAACCACCAACCTCTACTTTAAAAGCCTCACACTCTGCATTAACAGTTTGCAATGTAACCTTCGCCATTACGCCACCTCCTTAAACATCTTGAACGCCTCATCTTTTGGTAACTCATTTAAGAATACCAACTCTGGTTTTTTAAGTTGTCTCCTGAGTTGATCAAAAATATTAGGACGCTTAGAAGATACGTTGTACGAAACAATCTGATTACCTTCCAAGTAACATGGCTCTCGTAACGCCTTGTTTAAATCCTTACGAATTAAATGATCAGCGATTAAATCATGGCACGCGCTTTCAATAGTTCCATCAACCATCTTACCATCAAAAGATTCCCATGCATACTCTGACGCACAAAACCTCATTAAGTTTAAATAAACCGCTTTCCATATTCCAAGATCCTTGAACCTCGGATCATGGTCAAAACGATCTGAACCACCCTGACCATCATTACTAACATAGGCAAATGGTTTGCCATCGACATATAAGTTAGCCTCGTAACAAAATGTCTCGTGACTAGCGAACTCTGAATGCTTGACGTTTTTTAATTCTAGCTTCATAGCTATCTCCTTCTTGGTTAAATTAATCATAATAATAGTAACCCCATTATGCACAATAAGACCCTTAGATCAAGAGATGATTACATTAATACACTCTGTAGCCAGATTTTTATTTTTTTTTTTTTCAAAAACATATTTGGTGTAATATTTGTAATCATTTAAAAAAACAGGGGTTTAGTACCTTATTTATATAGTACTTTGTGATTACAATCGTGATTACAAAAGCCTAGGATGATTACAAAAAAGTGTAATCATTAGGGTTATTAGTCCGAATGTACCTAGAATTTAGGACTTAAAACCGCTGTTTTACTGGTAAAAAAGGCTATATATGGGTAAAAAACCGTGTTATCGTGCCTAAAATGACGTGATTTGGGAGTAATAAATGCCTTCGTTAAAGCAAAAAGTAGAAAAAAACCACGATACCACCCTCACAAATAGACAAATGACTTTCGCTAAATTCTATGTTGATGGGATATATAGTAATGCAGAATGTGCTCGTAAAGCTGGATATTCTGAGAAGGTCGCCAAGACCACCGCGTCAAAACTTTTAAACGGCAGAGATTATCCGCACGTCTTGGAGTACGTCCAAGAACTACGAGATGAAAGAGAACGTAGGTATGGAGTCACGACTATTGGTCAACTCGAACGTCTAGCACAACTGTCAGTCGGAGCCGAGGAACAAGGTCAATTTTCAGCGGCAATAAATGCAGAAAAAATTCGTTCAGCATTAGGTGGTTTAACTATTGATAGGCGAGAAAATATAAACACTATTGATCAGCTATCCAGAGATGACATTGTCGCTCGTCTGGCGGATCTACAAAAGAAATACCCTCAAGCATTTGTGATTGATGGATCGTATAAGGATGTAACGAATGAGCAAAGGTCCAGAAGCAAATCTTTGGAACAGGATAAGATCGAACTTACCCAAGAAGTCGTTCGCAACGAGGATTGAAAACAAACATGGGGGCGGTGTTCCTGATGTTCACATCATTTGGGATGGGTTGTCTTTCTGGTTAGAACTCAAGGTAACCAAAGCAAATGCCGTCCGAGTCACTCCTCACCAAGTTGCATGGCATATGGCATATTACGCACGCGGAGGTAAAAGTTTTTTCTTGGTGGAGGGTGCCTCCCCCTCCGACCTATATTTATTTGGGGGGGAAAGGGGACCTGAACTGGCGAACCAAGGCCTGGTTTGCGGTGGTTCAAGGTTCGAGGATCTTGCGTCCTTGTTCGAGGCCTTGCGCCTTGCGCCCTGAATCTTGCGCCTTGCGCCTTTCTCTTTTTTATGGAGTCCCGGTAAAAAAATGCCAGATCCAAAAGGACCTGGCGAGTTGTCCAAGCCCAAGGTGGAGGGCTTGGCGGAGACAACCATATTAATGTTTAACTATAGCTATAGATTTTTTGCTGTTGCTCGTCAATCCGCTACAAAGTTTACACTTCACACACTGAACGCGGCGGCCAGCTTCTTTACTTGCTGGACATAAGATCTCGTTAACCTTGTCGATATCCGCAAGCGCGTCAATTACTCGGAAAGTTCTGGAACCCTTTGCCCAATGTTGATTAGCTTGCGCGAGTGTGTCCGCGCTTTGCATTGTTATGTCTGGTCTAAATCCAGACTGGTGAGAATATGCAAGATGACTTTCGCATTCGGTGAGTAGTTGATCCCATACCCAAGAGGGAACGGCGGCGGGGTCGCCATAGGTGCCAAGTCTAACAACTCGAGCCTCGCCAAGTTCTACTCGGTCGGCGTGATTGGTAGCCATTGGATAAACGCCGCGATGATATGCTTTATAAATGATAGTTGGACCTTGTCCCAGGTTAACGTAACACTTGCGATTTTTTGCTTGCTTGCGTTCGGGGTCGGTCGTTACTTCGCCTCTAAACTCACAGTCACCACAAATAGAAAAATCCTCGCCGTTTTTGCTTGCGTCAAGCGGCGAGATATCCGAGCGTATAATATAAGTTTGAAGTACTTTCCCGGTTTTGGTGTTGCGGTCGCTATAGGTAGCGATTGCGACTATGGGCTTCCCATCGAGTAGAGATTGTCCTTGATATATTATTCCGTTTTTCATTTTGTCCCTTTCTTTTTATTATTATTATAACCCCATTATACACACATTTAAAACAAGTTAAAGCTTTTTCTATATGATCTTTGCGCGTTGCCTTGCGCCTTGCGCCTTTCTTTTTTCTATGTGTTTTGATCACCTAGGAAAAGAAAAGAGCGGCCGAAGCCGCTCCTCTTTATTGATCTAGTCCAGTCGATAGACCGAACCCTATGCTTAGAATGCATAGGAATATTACGAAGACTAAGACGGCACCTAGTGCCGCCATGTAATCATGTTCATCCATATCTTATTTCCAGTCTTTCTTTATCCTAAATACTTTCTTGGTCTTGCTCTTAAATAGTTTAAGGAAAGCTTTACCGAACTTGGCCTCAAGTACCGCCTTGGTTGGCATGGGTGTATATGTTTCGGTTACCATCTCGGCTAGGTCATAGTGTAGTAACTCGGCTCGGCTATCTTTCTCAAGGTCAGCTATAAACTTCTTGACCTCTACTATAGTCGCGTGTCTAGCTACTAGGTCGTCATTCCTAGTTGCTTTGAGTAGGTAGGTAGTGATCTTATGATTTGTTAAAATAGTCATGTTAAACCCTTTCTATGGTTAGTATCTACGATACTAATCCAGATACCCCAGAGAGTCAACCCATAAACTACAATTAATTATATATATATTTAATATATCTAGGGGTAACTTGGCCTAATCCATGCCAAGATCCGAGTGCGCGACAAAAACGCACACCCCCCTTGACGGGGCGCGGCGACGAGCGATTAGCGAGGAGTACAAGTTTTATAAATTCAATGCTACATAAAATTATTCGGGTCTTTTTCCGTTTCCCTTTTTTGCAAAAGAATACCCTAGCTAAAAAATCGTGGGTATATTTTCATTTGACCTTTTTTCATTCCTAAAGTTATTATGTCTTAGGCCGGGCTTCTCCCTCCCAGATTGCCCAGAGCCTATTGACGCATTGCAGGGTCAACTCCTCCTAGATTTTGCAATGCGTCTTTTTTTAAGAGTTGATTGAAAGTTTCGAGGATCGGTGTTATTGTATCGTGAACCACGGACCTTGGAGCGAGAACGATGAGTGCACGGGACAGATTCAGAGAAGCAGAAAAACAAAGTATGAAGGCTTACAACCGCAGGCGGTCAACTCCTCCGACAAATATTGTTTTGGAGAATGAGGCTGAACCTTTAAGTACAGATGTGAGAACGAGTGGGCGTTTTGCGGGTTTGCGAAAAGGATTGTACGAACCGATTTTTGAGGGTGGCGACCCCTTTCCGTTTCAAAACTCTGATGCAGAAAGACGAAAGGATGAGATACGAAGAGCGTCTGATCTACAGAAGATGTCACTAAGAACCAAAATGGAATCTCAACCATTTCTTTCAAATAAAAAAACGTACAATCAGGGCATTAGTGAGCTGTTTGGTGACACGGAGATGGGTTTTGATTTTTTACGAAGGTCTAATTTCAATGATAAGATGCAAGCTGGGTTACGAGATACGAGGCCTATGAGTCAGTATATTAATTTTAAACCTACGTTGGATGATGGCGAGTTTTTTCCGAGTACTTTAGGAACCGTAGTTAATGTAGATGGATCTCCGACTGGAATGCGGTATACAGATCCCGCACAAGGTTTGAACATGCAAACAAGCGGTTCCAACTATTTTAAACCCAAGGGAGGTCTTGGTAGAACAACTCCAAGTAGTATAACAATTAATTCAGATTTAAGTGCTAAAGACCAAGAACAGGCTTTGTTTCATGAGTTATTGCACAAGGGCGACTACGAGATGCAAGATCGAATACTAGATGCTAACACTCCAATCGTAAATAGTCGGGCGAGAAGCAACATTAGGCTTCAAGAAGGTCTTAGTCCTTTAGACTCAGACCGTGAGAGATTAGCTGCTGGTCGTATGGTCGGAGAGATTGTCCCTATGCGTGGTGAGTTTGCAATAAATGAGGATTCTAAAATTGTAGCTGCCTTAGAAAACGAAGCTTTTGCAAATGATTTATCACATGAAGACTTAGAGGCAAAAATAGACTATGCTGCAAGTTATTATATGGACGATGATGATCGGGTAGCTATACTAGATAAAGTTGTAAAAGAAGTAGGCAAAGAATTTTATGACCCAACAGTTCAGCTTCTTGTCTCTTTTACATATGGTGCACCAAGCAAGGAGTTAAAACTTCCCGCAAAAGAAGCCAGAAAGGTTTTTGATATAATGAACGAGGTTCTTAGAGCTTCGGTGTCGGAACGTGAAGCGGCTAAACTTAGAAACTTAGAGGTGTTAAAAGCCGCAGAGGATTTTTCAAGAAGTTTTGCAAAGGGAGGGATTATTTCTGCTTTGAGACGCGAGAACCGCAAGGCTTCTGGAAATTAAATGTGGACTGGTGTAATCTTAATGTGTTCTGTCATTGTTGAAAATGATTGTGTTGCTATTGGCGGTCCTA